TTCTTTAAAAATTGTCTCCCTAACCGTTTCTGACCTTTTGGGAAAATAGACCAGCTCTCCCCCATACTCAAACCGGATGGTCGATGCGATCTCGTCAGCCTTTTCTTTCTCTATGCCATTTTGAATAATCAATTCAGTCATCCTGTCAATTACGTCCACTGCCTCTCCTTCCAGAAAATCTTCCTTTAAGCCTGCCGGAAAATGATCTGCCTCTTTCTCTCTCGATATCCTCTTTAGGCCTGGTGTTGCGCTGTTGCTGCGCAACTGCACTGGTTTGCCCGGCGTTGTTAAGCACGTATGCAAGGGATTGCCAGTCTTTATCAGTGAAGCGATGCGCTCTTATGGTCTGATGATGCAATGCAGCGTAGGCATAAACGAGCGTGTCCAGCGGCTCATTCCTTACCCCAGGCTTTTTGACATAGCGCTTCTTCTGCCTGTCGTATGTCTCTGAAACGATGCCGGCAAAGTAATCATCTGGGAGATCTTCGCTGAAATGGATGAACCTGTCTTCCAGCTCTTTGTCTGCAGCATCGTTTTTCAGGCGGGCAAATAAAACGTGTTTGATCTCGATTGTGCCAACGCTATGCACCATCACGCCCTTCTTATCCAGGCGCCCTTTCCAGGTTACATCCTGCATGCTACCTTTGCTCAATGGCTGAGCGTTTATCTTGGTTGCGCCAAAGATGGCAATGGGGCAAGCAATACGTCTTGCTCTAACAAAGTTCTTTACCGCTTCACCTCTGTGCCCGCCGGTATCAATGGCCGTCGCTACGATAGGTAATTCGTGACCGCTTGCATGCTGTATCTTCGTGTTGAGCAGTGATGTCAGTTTGCCCCATACTTCTTCATTAGCCGGATCGCCTGGAATCTCTACGTAATCAATTACCCATGCTCTGAGATTTGGTCCCCAGCCAACAATCTGTACCGCTAAACGGTTATCCTGAGTATCCACGCCAGCGGTAATCAGAAAGACCCCGCTGGGTGCAATGCGCAACTTGTAACCCTCTGCCCGGTGTTTTAAAGCCTCGTATGTCGCTATATCAGTGGTGCGTTTCCAGCAACGAGCAAGACGCGTGTTGTAGAACACGATCATTTGCTCTTCATTGCCTTTATCTAGTTCAGCTTGAGCCTCCTCATACTGTTTGCACAAATCAGTCCAGCTGTACCAGCCGTAAGGCTGGTACATGGCGCTAATTTCAAAGCTTTCATTTTCAGATTGCTGTTTTGCTTCGGACCATAAGCCGCGCTTGAACATTTTTATTTTGTCTGCTTCTCGATGCATGCCACCGCAAGACTCGCACGGATACATGGCTATACCCTCATCCGTCATTACCAGTCTTTCAAATACAAGCTCCTGCGCATGGCTGCAATGAACGCATTCCGCAAGCGCTACTCGCTGCGTACCTTCCTTATATAGCTTATCAATGCGGCTTTCATCTTCAATGCTTGGGCTTGAGTAATAGTAGGATTTAGCTCGATTACCGAAGGATGTTTGTCTGCTTTCACCTAGTTTTACTGGATCGCCCTCGCCATCTACAGAACTCTCAGATCGATCTATTTCATCGTAGGAAAAATACCTGGCCGGGACTTCCGCCAGGTTTGCGGCGCTTCCAGCAGTAGCGACAAACAGCGATCCTCCCAGGAACTCCTTGATATCCTGTGTGTTAGTCGCTTTCCTGCTTTTAGGGTCAGCCACTCGTATTCGAACAACATCAATAGCAGCTATGTTTTTGTCGATTCTGGAAACTATACGTTTATGAAGTTTCCCGGTAGGCATAACCCAAATAATATTTGACGGATGCTGATGAACGATGTAGCAAAACCAGTTAAGAGCTATTTGGGTTTTGAGCATTTGTGATGCAGCTTTTACTATAATCCGCCTTGCTGGATGACGATCTGACAAACACTGCATTACTAATCTTGCATGCGGAGTACGGCTAATACGATATTTCCCATGCTCGGCTGCTCCAGTCGATCTGGGGATCATCATGTATTCATCAGCCCATTCATCCAACGGCAAAGATGGATCGGGCTTTAATGCATCAGAAATTATCGATATAATGAAATCAGATTCCGCGGTTAAATTCATTTATGTACCTATCGATTGCGCCAGTAATTTCATCAAGGATTATTCTCTCGCACTTGACCGGGTCATCTTCTGCAGCCACATGAACTGAAACATCTCGTGACAATGCGGTTAAACCATCACGAAGCCCGCGAAAAATTCCGAAAACAATTTTCCTCACCTCTTCTTTTTTTATAAGCGTTCCGTTTTGCTCCTCATATTTGAGTTGTGATATCTTTCCGTCCCAGATTTCCTTGAGTCTGCGAGCTTCGTCAAAACTGATATCACTGGTGATAACGTCACTCTTATTTTCACTATCTCTGCCCGGCCCGCTCTCTTTATGTGCATCCGGATTGTATCCAGAGTGCGAGTACTTTTTTATTTGCCTCTCAACCTCTTCGACGTCAAATTTTCCGTCTGGGCCACGCTTATATCGCCCCTGCTGTTCGTGGTACTGAATCGTGCGCATGTGCCAGCCAAGAATCCTCGCTGTTTCCCTGACACCAGCTCTTCTGCCTTTTTTTGTCGATTCGCTCACTGACTAACGTTTTTAATTTTGGATGGCTAGAATTTGAATGGGGCTCGAATTACCCCCACACGCCCCACTCCAGGAAGGACCCGCGATCATTTTGCTGTCCTCATCGCTTCAACCAGCGCTTTGTTGAATTCACTGTCAAACTCCTTCTTGATTATGTTCTCTGCTACAAATCTAAAATCCAATGTCGCCTCGTACAGTGCTGTTGGAATAAATATCAGTATTGGTCTTAGCGGCATAACCGGACCAGAAAACCTGGCTGATGCATGACTTCTTTGGTATATACCTAGAGGAAGCCTTCCGTTTGCTGGGCGCCCAACAAAATAAGAGATGCCCACTCTATTTCTCGTGCCACGCCTTAGCCTTGCCATGGATTCAGCGGTTGAATTGGCTTTGTAGCCTGCTTCTGGAAACGCCTTGAAATATGCGAGTATCTTCTCAATCTGTCCTTTTGAGATATTGCCGTATGCATCAAACGTAGCGCCCTTACCAGGTGTAGCGACATATCCAGGCGGCAATGCTCCAACAGCTCTCAATGCCTTCTCATATCTTTTAAGCCTGCGTTCACCGCCCACAATCTCGGCAGATAATATTTTGCTTGGCGGCACAGCCTTGACTGACTGATCCTTGATGCCCACTATCGCGGTGAGATCATTTTTAGTTGATGGCTTCAGGAATACCGAGTTTTGAATATATGGCGTCGGTCTATCAAACACATCCTTGATCTCTCGCTCCTGAGCTTCCTTGATTTTCTTTGCTGTGCGATTGATTGCCAGCGACATGGCGAATGGAATCTGCTTCATTTGAAGCGTCGTCATCTTTTCGAGCAATTGAGAGAAATCAGCTTTTACTTCAATCATGCTGTCTAATCCAATTTCATAGTTAACATTTCAACCTGTTGCCGAATGCGGATCACCGACATGCCTGCAGCTCCAATTGATCATGTTCAGAGTTATAGCCACAGCCAGGAGAACTTAAAATCCTGTCAATTGTTTCAATTGCTTTTATCTCTGGAATATTCGTGCTGACTGTCACCAATGCGCACGGATTAGTTGAGTACCGTTTCGAAAGGCTAATATTCACTACCTGCTTGTCATCACGCCACACGACTTCATTCATGGCATCGAATAGCGTTTTTATGCAGTTGTCCGTGTCCGGCTTGCTGGTAGGAAGTACACGATGCCCCAATGCTTCCCGCTGTTTCTTCTGGCTCCAGCTGGCGGGTACCATGACGAATAGCTGAATATCCACACTCACAGCATCTTCAATCAAGCCGCACCCTCGCATTGCTTCCTCGGCTTTAACCTTGACTAGATTTTCATAGTTTGCCGTCGCTTCTGGCGTGTAGACTTGCGCGTAACTTTTACCGCCAACTTGCTTCCTGATTCTGGTTTTTGGCCTACCCTTTGCCACTGGATTGCCAGGAACTAAAAAACTAATCTGCATACAATCCCTTATCTTTTTGTTGTTTTTTATACCTTGCGATGCCTGATGCTGTGAAGGCATCGCCCCTTATTTCTATTTCACTAACCTTGACTACTTTTTCCACCGGCTCACTACTTCTCTCTGCCTGATCCGTGCTCTTAACCAGCCTCAGATGACTGCTTCTATTCACTTAAAGAATCCTCACCCTGGCTTCTTGCTGGAGGGAAATATATGAAGTTTTTAGCCTGGTTGCTTTCATTTCCTGTGACAGCCCATTTGCCCTCAGGAGGAAAGTACAAAGGCACGACTCTGAGAGGCACCCTATCAGCAACATCAAAAAGATTTGGCGAGCTGTTCATAAACTCAACCGATCTGTCTAGGTCTTCACGCTCGATTAGAACAGACCCATTTCCAAGGTAAGGATGATTGTTTTTGTCTACGATGCCGTATGCGAAGTGGTTCATGCTGTTGCTCCTTCTTGTTCTCCAGGATTATTTTTTTTCATTTTCCAGGCAGGGATTCTGTCCAGGATCTCTTTGATGCTTGCTAGTGACTGCAATGATGATGACGTGTAATTGCCTTGATCGCGTTTTGGCGCGGCCAGATAACCAGATGGGTTATCGCGTTTCTCGATCACAGATGGTAAGTTGCCAACCGACACGTCATAAATCGCTTTATCAAGCTCTGTTTTCCAGCGAGTTTTGATGTAAGCGTAAGGATTGTTCATGTCCATGCCGATCCTTGCTGCAGCGTGGAAAATGGCTGCATCTGACCATTCATCGCGACCTTCGCCACGCAGTTGCATTTGACTGACTGCTTCATAAAAGGCAGTTTCATAGTCGAGTGAAGGTCGGCATGCTTTCAGGAATTGAGGAAAAGTCGGCGGCCATTCGATATATTTTTTTTTGCAGTATTCAATCGCAACCTTTATTTCATCAAAAGTTATTTGCTCGTTCTCAAATTCTTCTGCCCATGACTCCTTCCAATTCACAAGCTCGTCATGTGATCTAAACTGATCTCTCCATTTACCCGGGTAAAAGGTATCGAGCTTATTAAAAAGATGGTCCATGGGTGATAAGCCTTTGAACACTAGGCTCTTCGTCAACCACATTTCCTTCGATATCGATAATCTTGCCTTCTGGTTCGAGTTTGTTTCCATATCCGTCACCTCCGTTAATTGCGTCAAATGCGTCGAATTTTTTATTTGAAGGTTTTGTAGCAGGTGGGTATTGCTGTCTTTGAATCCATTCAGCTTTAAAGCTTCTCCAGCCGTTTTGGCAGCAGATTTCTAGAACATCAGCAATTCTAATTTTTGCTTTGGCTGCCTCCTTTCTCAGAGCATTCAGACCAGTATCTGTGACAGGTGCTTTTAATTGTTTTCGTAAAATTAGATAGTCATTCCAAATTTGCTCAGGTATGTCATCCGGTCTGTCTATGGCGAATTTTTCTTTCTTTTCTTTTTTATTTATTTTTTCTTTTATTTCTTTATTAAATATATATGGTGGTTCGGGTGTCATGGGTGCTAGGGGTCGCACCGATGCAAGGGGTAGCATGGGCGCTAGGGGTAGACTTTCTTCCGTAGGGGCGTGTACCGCATGAATGCTGGGTTTTGAGGATTTACGGGTAGCATCCATGCTAGGGGTAGCATCTATGCTAGGGGTAGCATCAGTGCTAGGGGTAGCATCTATGCTAGGGGTAGCATCAGTGCTAGGGGTAGCATCAGTGCTAGGGGTAGCATCTATGCTAGGGGTCGCATCAGCGCTACCTTCCGAAAGCTTTTTGATGTTTAATTTGTAATGACGCGATTGACCCGGATTTCCACCATCATGATTAGCGACTACGGTTAAATAACCCTCATCAATAAACTTGTGAATAATTCTTCTGGCCTGAGATTCGCTGGTATTTATCTTCTTTGCTATGCCAGATATTGAAGGGTGCAGACTGCCGCCTTGATCGTTACACCAGTCAGCAAGAGCCAGCATTGCCAGCTTTTCACTTCCACCTCTATTGAAGTTATCCCAGACCAACGACATGACTTTTACGCTCATCTGACTGGCTCCTTATCCTCTTACTGAAATCCTAATAAGGCATTCCATGCCATTGCCGCCACAGCTGGAACTTGTCCATTCCCAATGGCGATAGTTCTGTCCACCCTATAGGCCACGCCATTGCTTCCTCCAAGAATCCAGGATTCGGGTATACAGTCTTTTCTGCCTTGCTGTATTTCGCTAACCACTCGCGCAATGTCAGACCGTTCCCGATTTTGTGTCTGCGGTTTACTTGATAAGGTGTTGATCCCTTGTGATCCGTCGCTGTTGGCGTAGGCAACAAGCCATAAACGCTTCCGGTTGTGATATAGGCCGGCGTCAACCGCTCCCATAATTCCCCATTGCGCATCAAACCCCATGCCGGCAAGGTCACCAAGGATTCTGACAAGTCCTCTGGAAACAAGGAGTGGTGAATTCTCCAGGAACACGAATCGCGGTCGAACTTCATCGATAATGCGTGCCATGTGTTTCCACAATCCAGATTTTTCACCATCGATGCCCGCCCCTTTTCCAGCAACGCTGATGTCTTGGCACGGAAACCCTCCAGATACCACGTCAACAATTCCTTTCCATGGTCTTCCATCAAAACTGCACACGTCAGACCAAATTGGGAAAGGTTTGAGCATTCCATCGTTTTGTCTTTGCGCCAAAACTTGTGCTGCGTAGGCATCACGCTCAACTGCACAGACTGCTCTAAATCCGAGCAATTGTCCCGCAAGTATTCCCCCACCAGCGCCTGCGAAAAGAGCCAGCTCATTCATTTGGCCATCCAAGAATAAAACACGGATAACTCGTCATGAGTAGCCATGCATATGGAATATATTGTGGTCGTTTTCTGTAATGCTGATAGAATATAAAATTCCACTAAAGCATTTAATAACAAAGGAAAAACCATGGAAGAGATATACCTTGTGCATGCTGAAGCGGTAGCCGCAAAAACGGCAATTAACGCAGATGATATTGACATTGTAGATGCAATCATTTTTGTTTCTGCTAAATCACAAGATGAAGCTCGAGCACTCGCAAGTGCTGCGTTGATGGAACATAGTTACCATCTAATAAGGGTTTTTTCAGTTTCTGTACCCACTCTTTCCGCTGTTTTAATGTCGGACACACACTTAATAGCCCAGTACCATGCTGCGGTTGAGTTAGGGTACAGCCTTGAGATAATGGCTCATCCGCGTGACGAGCGGCACCCGGATCATCCTTTTGAGAGTCGCACATTGATATCTCCCATTTTTTACCAGCCAAAAAATCATTAAATTGGCAGTTTCTCCTATGCTGATAAAATAGTAAGTTCCAACAAGCTATTAACAACAAAGGAGAAACCATGAAACTGAGTGGTGATAAGAAATTTATAAACTTATCAATCAATGAAAAATTATCAGCGAACGAACTTTCGACCTTAATATACGAACTGTCACTTCTCAGAGCTGAAATGCTTCCTGAGGTGCCGCATAACCTACCAGTTAGCGGGAATGACAACATGGCATATATGCAGTATGATCCGGCGCTATTCATTACAACTCTTGGAGATAACATCGGATTGGGGTTTAGAGATTCGAGGCTTGGTTGGCTTATCTTCAGTCTCCCCCACAGCAAGGCTTGTAACCTCCGGGACTACCTCATTGCTAATACACAACCCGGAGCCAGCGATCTCTTCAGCAGCAACAGCGGAAGCGATGACATCCTTCATTGATCCGGGAGAATCTGACCCTTCAATAAAAAGTATATTTTTATCGGTCATCTTTATTCACCTTAAGAAAAATCCCCGTAACACCATGCCGAAGGGAAGTCGGCAGTAAGGGAGGAGTTACGGGGCGTCGTCATGTACTACTCGGAAAATCTTTTATAAAGACTGGCTGTCACTTGATGTAAGGCCAGCAGCAGAGGCGCTAGATTTTTACGCTCAAACGCATCAAACTTGCCATCTTCTAGATACTTTGAGCCGGTATTAAGGCAAGCTGAGGCAGAAGCAACCAACGACAGGAAGTGCTTGACCTGCCCCTCTTCGCTTAAGTCAGCCCCTTCCATATCAACATCCATCGTTGTCTGACCCGTTAAGCTGCAAAGCTGAAACATCGTTCTCTTCGCCTGAGCCAGCAAAATAATCTCAACAATCGTGGCAAACGTAGGAGGCGCGCTATCGTGATCAGGATTAAGACCGTTAGCCAAAGTACTGCCATTTAAATCAAGCGCTTCAGCCAAAGCTCTGATTCCTCCCGGGTAGTTCTTGGCATCAGCCTGTAACGCCAGAAACAATGCTCTATGTACTTGCTTGGGATTCCGTTTCACGATTTAACCTCTTATGTTCGCGTTTTCGCTTGTTATCTATTCTTTAATAATGACGTCACCATTTAACAAGGAGTCGCCATGAAATTCTTGCCGCCAGTTAAAGCACCACCGCCTGAACCGCTTGATATGCAGTCTGCTTCAGCTTTAGCCGCAATCATTGAGGCTGTCATACAGGCTGAACGGATCAGGACTGGTAATGAGAAGGTGGATGCTTCGTGTATTGGTGAGACTGTACATAAGTACAATTCAACACCCACAGGTAAAAGTTGATAATCTCTAAAAAATTGCTTGGTAGCTGAATATGGAACTTTTAAATTTTTTCTCATATCATATTTACCTGCTGGTAATTTTTTTAAGCTCTGGCCAGATTTCTTCCCAGTCGTGCGGTCTGAGTTCTTGCCGTGTAACAAGGCCACGAGAGTTCTTTTCAAGCTTGACGCATAGAGCCGCGTTGAAGTTCGGGCCTTTTGATATCGCTTTCCTTAGATAGTTGATGGATGTCCCGCACCGGAATGCAAATTGCTCTCTCTCTTTATCTGGTAGGGTTTTTATAAATTCGCTTAGCTGCATTTTTGTACAAATATTTAAACTCTATGCTCTGCATTTTACCCATGGGTAAATACAGAGTCAATACCCATAGAATATATACCCGAGGGGCTAGCATGGTTTATCTTATTGATATGACGAAAGAAGAAAGATACGAATTTAGGAGAGCCTGCTTGATCAAATTATTAAACGAGCAATGCGGGGGGATAAAGTCCAGCTTAGCCAATAAATTGGGTAAATCTCCCGATTATGTTGCGCGCATGCTTTACCCGCCGGGTAAGAAAGGAAAAAAAAATATAGGAGAAGATCTGGCTGAAGAGATCGAAAAGGTATTTCCTGGCTGGCAAAATTTGTCTGTCGCCAGAGAACAACAAGCCGGAAAAGCCAATATAATACCAATCCCAAACAACAATAAAGTGCCGCTAATAAAGTGGCATGAAATACAGGAGTATATGGGGATGATGGTGGCTGGTAATCTTGCTGATTATCCGGGAACGCAGCTATGTCCGGCTGATCACGGGGAAGGGACTTTTGCGGTAAGGGTTCAAGGGGATTCGATGTATAACCCTACCGGATTAGATTCGTTTAGGGATGGCGATATTATATATGTAGATCCAACAAAAACACCAAAGAGCGGGTCTTTTGTTGTGGTTGCTATCGAAAACAACGGCTGCATGTTGCGCAGATTAATAATTGATGCTGGCAAATTATATGTGCATGCAATTAATCCAGACTGGCCGCAGAAAATAACAGAGATCAGCGAAGGCATGAAAATATGTGGGGTCGTAATATTCTCAGGAAGAGAGCCGCAAGTTATCTAAATTAGCTGAGATATGAATCAGTAATACTACCAAGCGCCGCTGTTTGTAGATCTGATACGGGGCGGCGTGATGCGGCTTAAATGGAAATTTTCTTGTTGTTTACTTGTCTCAATATGGAGCATAATTGGCGCCGCCAAAACCAATTCCGAGTCCATCAATTTTAGATAACTGCGAGTACCTTGGAGCTATTTATGGCGAGCGACGTTGGCGCTCTAAAGATGGGCAGCGCTTGTATACATGGGACTCACTTCATGGCGAAATAGAAGTGTTTAATAAGCGTGGCAAACATCTTGGAGCAATTGATCCAATCTGTGGCAGCCTTATTAAGGATGCTATCCCAGGGAGAAAAATTGATGTCTAACTTTATAGAGAAATGTCTTGTCGGAGAGGCCATCCTTGATGATATTGATGATTACATTGAAGAATGGCACGACACAAACCCCGGCATACCATTGCATCAATTCCTTGGCATGAATCGATCCGAGTATTCTTTATGGGTTGCAGAGCCATGCGTTCTTCCATTCATCCTCAAGGCACACCGCCAGAATAGAGATGTATCGGAGGTTTTAGATGAAGCTGATGCTAAAATCAACTAGTGATGGCCTAGGAAAGGTGTAGTAAATATTTACTCTTCTCTTATGTCGTAAGAAAAAAATTCTTTTGTTTTAGCGTGGATTATCTGATTAACATCTATGCTATAGCTAAAAGATCGTTTACTCTTGGATGGCAATACTCCTATTCTTTCATTGATACTTGCAATCACATCTTCATTAATATTCCTGAACACTATTGCAATAACTAAGTTTTTAAAATTACGCCCCGATAGATTTTCAACTTCACCTCTATATCTTACATACGTATCCGATTCAGAAAAGTTATCGATGACAAATTTGTTTATTTGTATGCCACCGCCGATCTTGCCTGTATATTCTTTCATAATTTCTGAAACAGAATAAGCAGGATCCGCGTTTTTTAGAGCGTTGCGTAGTGGTTCAATATCAACCTCTGTGGCATCGCAAACATTCGAATTTGTAACTACAGCCGCAGTTAACTTATTATTCTGAGCTAGAAACACGTCAATAGCAGAATGCAATCCATTGTAGCCAACGTCTGCTGGCAGATGAAAACCAAGCATTTCCATGTAGGATCTTGTTTGACTTGGTAAGACTGCTTTTGTTTGTATATTGCCTGTATCTAACCATTCAACGGTTGGGGTAGGAAAATTGGTGCGAATAATTACTCCGTCTCCGGTTATTCTCTTTCCGTCAAGGGCTAGATCAACATGCCAATGTGTAGGGGTAATATCACCGATATTTGTAATATCAAATATCGCAAGCACATGGAAAAAAAATGATTCTTTAGTGCTCAGTGTAAGAATGACTTTTGCGTCAGAGAGAGTTGCTGTAAGAGTAGGAATTTTTTTTCGATTTCTTATGGCCTCCAAGTAGAAGTGAGGAGCTGGCTTAGAATGACCGCTTACACGATAATAATATATCATCGTGTAAATTGATTGGAATGGCGCAAGAACGGAGTCATCAATATCAATCACAATAATTACTTTGTCATTTTCAGAATCAAGTTCTTTCGGTAATGGGATTTGATGTACGCGAAATTTAGTTGGTACTGGCTGAACTAAATTAGGAATAATCTGTTCTAGCCATTCACGTGTATAAGCCCTGCCCTTGAAAAACATGGGCAGTCCAACCATATCCCCGTTATCTTCCACCCCAATAACTATATGACCGCCACCAGAGTTAGCAAAAGCTGAAAATGCTTTAGCGAGCGTCGATTTGAAGTCGGTGTTAAAGATCAATTCTCCGCTTTTTCTATCAAAATAATCATGTTCACTATCTGGCAGCGCGCTTATTTCATCTAGAGTCCATTTCTCACGAAGCATTATGGTGATATTTCCTTTTATAGATTGATAGATTGCCAATATTGTTATTTCATACAACCTCCTATTATTTTATATTCATGCATAAAATGGTATGACTACTTTTAATGTGCCATTAAATATTCAACTTGACTAAATCACTACCTTGGTTTTTCTTCGACCATACCTTGATTCTTCTATTTTGCTGACCAGCTTCTCAAGCTTATTCACATTATCGTGGTATATAAACTCAACATCTTTCAACGCACATTTGCATGTGCCATCTGCTTCACGCTGATAGCGTTTATGTGACTTCACAAAAACTATAATGTGACGCATGTAAGCGATTAAATGTCGTAGCTCCTCTATGTCATTTCTATGCAGCCCCATCCTAGGCTGAGGAATAATAGGCTCCTCAACTTTTCTTACCCTACCCCACCACTTCTTTAATAAGTTCATAACAATTCCTTGAGTTAGTCGAGAGCTAATTATAGCAAAATTTACCCATAGGTATTGACTTGTTTTTTACCCATAGGTAACATTACCCGCAGTTAAAAATAATTATTCCTGACGCACCAGAAGCGTTTTCATTCTCTCGCACCAACAGGGAGTTCTGGAGCTCGGCAGATTTTTAGGAGGGATTATGGGAATAGAGCAATTGCCAAAGCGCATCACGTTTGAATTCACAGGCGAAATTAGACACGGGTATCCCGGTGAATATTGGATGGGTATAGATGGGTTATTACGTCCTGTTTTTGTAGAGAAGTCAGATCGTGAATGGCCAATTTATCGAGTAGTCGAGTTGGAGAAATGATTATGGAAACTGAAAAAATAGATGTGCCGAAGATTGATGGATGGGAGTGCATAGGGTTAGTTAGACCTAACGATAATTTGCCATGCAAGTTTGTATCTTTCAATGAAAGAAACGAGCCATACCTATCCGATGCAACTATCTTGAATAGTTCCCATCGAGTTTGTTACCGCAAGTCAAAGCCGAGCCGCGTAACTCTGGAGCTATCCAATGAGAGCGGATTTCCTGAAATAGGAGAATACCTACGCAAACCAGACGGACATTACGTGTTAACGCACAGCAAACACATGATATGCAGAGGCGAAGTCTGGCGCATAGTCGAGGAGCAATCATGAGATCAACCATCACAGTCAAGCCCCTACCGAACTTCCATATAAAAGTAACATGGCTTGGCGGCTTATACACCAGCACCAAGATGCTGTTCCCCAATTCAGCAGCTGCTCAAACATGGGCCAGAGATCAGTTTGGCATTGAGCCAAAGATCAGAGTGGAGCCATGCGCGAATTAATCCAGCAGATTGTATTTCAGTTAATTGTCGGGGTTCTGTACGTGGCGACACTGGTTTGCACATTACTTTCAGTTGACGATGTTTATTTTCCATTGGTTTTGGATTCAATCAAGGAACAAGGATGCTGCTCATGAATATCAACTCAGGAATGAAAGTGAGATTTCACCCGATCATAGGAGGCAGGCACGATGGAAATCTTTACGAGGTTAGATGTATTGGGAAGCTGTATGGCCGTGACTATGCCTGGCTTGAAGGTAAAGCTGATCCGGTTGATATGCGAGCTCTAAGCAAGCCGCAGCCCGGACAAGATAATTATGTAGGAAGCCGATTAAATGTATACCTGCCAGACTGAGGATGAGTAATTGAAATGGAGCTTACTGCAATGATTGAGCACGTGCTTCCCTTAATTTATGACATCTGCTGGAGCCACAACGAAAACCAGAGATTGTGGGCTTATCTCAGGACACTTCCTAATCTCAACAACTCTTACAGGAACAGGGGCACGTGTCTCAGGATTAATAAGGCAAGGTCGAGTGATTAAATCCCCTTCATTCGGCAGCGTACAAGATGAATCACATAATGAATCACATAACTTTTGACTATATAAAACTTTACCGTCATCCCATGGATATACAGCCCATATTACATCAGGTTCAACCATTGTCGTCTCTCAGCAACATTTGTGAAGTGAATGTAAAGGTTATAACAAAATTATGATATTGACAAATTCCACACTTATTCAGCAAAAAGATAATAAAAAAGCTTACAAGATTCTTGCTGATGCTGAGCATAGGAGAAAAAAATGAGCGGCCAACCTTTTCCAATTCGCGCCAGTTCACTCTCTCCTTTATTCGAGTGCGCCCACCGCTGGGAAGCAATCTACATTGACAGAATGAGAAGCAGTTTTGGCCGTAGGGCAGCATTAGGAACGGCCATTCACGCCGGTGCTGAGGCATTTGATATAGCAAGAATCAATGGAGAATCAATTTCCGTGGACGAGGCCTGCATAGCATTCATGGATGAGTTATCCAATCAGGAAGAAGGGGTAGATCCTCGAATAGATAACTTGTCCATCAAAGACAGCCAGGCAATAGGGATTAAGCTAGTTTCTGACTACTGCAACCATATTGCACCTAAGTTCCAATACGTGGCTGTAGAGATGGAAACTAAGCCATACGACATTAACTGTGGACATGGTGTGACTATCCGGCTGACCGGCAAATTAGACCGCGCAAGAATCCATTCATATCAAGGAGGAACAGGAATCACTGATTTAAAGACAGGCAAAAAGGCAGTCATCAAAGATGAGGAAACAAGACTACCCAAGGCCAACATAGCAGGCCACGGTGCCCAGGTAGGGATTTATGAATTGCTATATGAATTCACGACTAGCGACAAGATAACTGCGCCTGCTGAAATCATCGGGATGAGTACGGAATCTTCACATCAGATTGCAATAGGCACGATCAGCAATGCAAAGCAGATTGTAACCGGCACCGACATTCAGCCAGGCCTCCTGGAATTTGCGGCTGATATGTTTGCAAGCGGCAAGTTTCCACCAAATACCAAGTCCATGCTGTGCAGTTCCAAATACTGCCCGCGCTGGAATACATGCGCCTATAGAGAAAGATAATCAACTAAGAAAGGGGAAACCATGAGCCTGGCAAATTATCAAGATTTCAGAAATAAAGTGGCTGATGCACTTAGAAACATCAAGGTAGCAAAAGAGAAATCAATGGGCAAGATAGTGGCAGCCAATGCAAGTATTGATCAATTAGTTTTTAGGATAACGGTGACCGAAAGAGAAGGTGACACCTATTCAGTGGGTACAGCATTTCTAAATGAATACATGGCAAAAGCTGCTAATTCAGTCAAGGAGGAAATTTTTGTAATTGCTGAGCAATTAATGATTGCGGATTTAAAAAAGCTGCTTATAGAAACTAAAAAAGAGTGCGATGCAATCATGCGAGATCTTGAATACGACGATGAAAAAATTAATCAACTGAGAAAGGAGTAAAGAGGTAATGGCAACAAATCTAGCAGAACTTAAAAGCAATCCCCTACCCTCCACGGAGATAAAGGTAGGGTTTATGAACGCTGCATCATTTGAACTGATACAGCGAGCAGCAAGAATGATCTCCAATTCCACACTAGTTCCCGCACCTTATCAGGCCGTGCATAAAAAGCTGGACAAGTACGGTAATGTCACGGAAGCGATTGAGAATCCTAATGCAATATCTAACTGTGTAATAGCAATCAACATGGCGTCACGTATGAATGCTGATCCTTTGATGATTGCACAGAATCTTTATGTCATTGAAGGCCGCCCCAGCTGGTCATCCCAATGGATTATTGCAGCAATCAATAGCTGTGGTCGATTTTCCCCGCTTCGTTTCGATATCAAGGAACTTGGCAAAAAAACGCTTCAATACACCACCTACTCTTGGGAGAACAATAAGAAAGTGCCCAAGTTGCAGCAGGTAGAAATTAACGATAAAGAATGCATAGCATGGGTTATCGAAAAAGAAACTGGCGAACGTCTGGAATCACCACCGGTAACAATTGAAATGGCTGTCAAAGAAGGGTGGTATACCAAAAACGGTAGCAAGTGGCAAACAATGGACAGTCTTATGCTTCGGTATAGAACAGCCAGCTTCTTTGGCAAGCTGTATGCGCCTGAATTACTGATGGGATTGCAAACAGCAGAGGAAATACATGACATGGTTATTGATGCCGCTCCTGATGGTAAAGGAGGATATAGCGTTGATATTGATAGCTTAAAGCCTGTCAATGATCCGAAAGAAGGCGATCCTGTGTCATATGATCCAAAGCCTGAACCAAAGCAGGAAGCCAAGCCTGAGACAAAGAGACAATCCAAGTCAGCTGAAACAAAGACTGAGCCGGTAAAGCCTGCCAATCCACCAGCCGATCACACCGGCGAATCATATCAAGCAGGTAGTCAGCAATTCACTGACGAGGAGTTGAGAGAGCATGCACCTAGCGAATCCGGAGGAACTTACCAATCTGAGCAGTCAGAGCAAGATCCCCGCGCATCAATTCCAGCTGCAAAACCACGCCTCAATTTAAGTTAAAAGCAGGAAGTGAACTAATATGAAAAATGCAAAAAGAGATGCAGATATTTTCACCTTATCCGAGGCCGCCGGACGTGATTTGTTAGGGTCCTTAGTAACTGAGTTAAGACATATGCCCGATGTGTGGCAAAAGCTATCAAAGGCCAAGCAAGATGACATCATTGAGCGCTTAAGAAAGCAGGTGGCTAACCAAGTAACGCTCGCAGTTCACGCGATAGCCTCTGAAGAAAGAATAGTAGTAACAGGGGCAATTGATCAAATCACTATCAAAGATGGGGTCAAGGCTGTTGTTAAGTTCGGGCCTGAGGCCGCTAACCTTGATCATCTATTTAGATCAGGAGGCAAAATGGTCCTTTTAGTTGTCGCCAATGCTGAAGACCATATGCTGGGAATGGATCAAATTGAGGGTGAAGAAGAACAAAAAATCCTGGAATTCAATAAGCACTAATACCCATGAAAATCAAACAAATAATAATAAATAATTTTCTCGCAGTTCGTAATCTGCAAGCCAGTACAGACAAACCTATTTTCCTTTTTGCCGGTAATAATGAGGCTGGCAAAAGTACCATCGCTGATGCCTGTGCTATGGCTATGCTTGGATATTTCCCGCGTGGCATAGGGAAAAGAGATGGAACATTGCTCCTGAATAACAAGGCCAATGATGCCAGCATTGAAATATATTCAGAAGATGTTGCATTCAGCCAGGTAATAAACAGAACTGGTCTGATGAAGGGAACTAAAAGTGAAAACCCTGCCCTGCCCTTTGTCCTGGACATTAAGAGATTTTCAAAAGCAACCAGTGAGGAAAGATCAAAGCTCCTGTTTGAGATATCCGGCACCAAGATTACCCCACAGGTAGTCAGAGAGAAAATGAAAGCCGCAGGTCTTAACCTGGATTATGCAGAACCTATCATCCCGATAGTCATAGCCTCCTTTTCCGAGGCGCAAAAGGAAGCCCAGGCAAGGGCAAGGGAAGCAAAAGCCCAATGGAAGACAGTCACAGGTGAAACCTATGGCGACAAAAAAGCCCCCGAGTGGAAGGCCAGCAAGGAAGGAAACCTGGAGGCATTGCAAGATGAAATCATTGGCATTAAAAAAGAGCTTTCAATAATTGAATCCGAGCTTGAGGCAAGTAATCAACAGTACGGCGCATTGAAGCAGGCCAAAGATAAAGCCGGATCGTTTCAAGAGGAAATGCAAAAGCTCCAGGAGCAAGTAGACAGTATTCCCAGGATCAAAAAGAAGAAAGACTGCGATGAGCAAAGCGTGACTTCCTGGCTGAGCATGATTGAAAACATCAAGAACCAAGCAGGTAATATTTCACCAGCCGACACAGTTTCTGCCTGCCCTTCCTGTGGCACCGAGCTGGTATTTGTTGCGGCCGAGAAGAAATTGATCGAGCGTGGTGATATGCATGGCGATCAATCAGGATTAGCGAACCTGCCCAAATATCAGCAAGCCCTCGAAACAAGCAAAAATGCGGTGGCCAATGATGAGCGTGACTTGCGCGCAGCTGAGAATACTCAGACCAAACTTGAGCTGATGAAATCAAGCTTACCTGAATTCAATGAAGTCGTATTCGCCAGCATCGTTGCAAAGATTGATGAATTGAAAGCAACCAAAAAAGAACTTTCTGAGCAAGTCAGCAAGCTGGAAGGTCAGGAAAGAAACCTGCGAGAAGCCGATAGCAAAACTGAGCAGGCCATGAAGTATCACCTGACTGTAGCCGAATACGAAAAGATTGCTGCAGCACTTTCCCCACTTGGCATTCCTGGCGAATTTCAAAACGAAACGTCCGGCCCCTTTGTTGATCGAGTGCAAGCTCAGGCAGCAAAGGCAGGCTGGAAAATTCCTGAGTTTGATAACGATTTTCGCATATGGGTCAATGGTTGCGCTTATGAATGCCTCTCAGAGTCAGCCCAATGGCGTGTTGACGTTTTAATCTCTGAGGCTATCAGCCATATGTCCGAGTTAAAGTTTTTCGTCGTGGATCGTTTTGATCTCCTGGATAACGATAGCCGTAGCGATTACCTATACTGGTTGTCTGAGCTGGCCATCTTAGGTGAAGTAGACACAGTTTTAACAATGGGAACATTGAAACGTGACGCCGCTCAGCTAATCGCCGGTGCAATCGAGAATGTATCCGTTAACTGGATTGAATCTGGTCAAGCCACTCAAATCAGCTAGAAAAAATTAACATCAAAAAATAATAAGGAAAAGAAATGATTAAACTGAAATTTAGAAAGACAAAACCGGAAGCAATCCAGCCCACCTATGCTACTGATGGTAGCGCGTGCATAGATTTATATTCGACTACTTATCACCTGCTTGAAGAAGATAGTCGTGTTGCGGTAATTGATACAGGTATAGCTTTTGAAATTCCAAAAGGTTATGTGATGACTGTTTTTTCTAGGAGCGGTCACGGATTCAGAAAAGGAGTCAGACTTTCAAACGGCACAGGAATTATCGATTCTGATTTTAGGGATAGCGTAAAGATTAGCCTAATCATGGATTCATTCTTTCGAGGCGCATTTGAAATAAACCCAGGGGATCGCATTGCTCAAGCCATGATCATTCCTACCCCTTTAATCTGCCTGGAGGAAGTTAGCGAACTGAGTGAGACAGAGCGCGGCATGGGCGGACTGGGTAGCACAGGCTCTTAATACCCAAGAAAATAAAAACCCACAGCGCAGTGCACGCGAATGTACTGCGTAAACGCTGTGGACTCTATCGATCCATAGAGAAAACTATGATAACACAACAAGAATACCAGAAAGAAACTCTAAAAGGCGTAATAGAAAACTCGCCGCTTGTTGCGTCATCAAATCTCGGGGAAATAAAAACTATGTATGGATGCGCAAACGATAGGTCCTTAAAACCAATACGCGGCATTGATTGCGAGGTGCTTCCTGAAGTTAGCGTTCTTATGGAAGATTGAATTTAAGAGGGGTTGATATGGGGAGAGATAGTGCAACAGGCAGATTTGTAAAGGGGATCACACCTTGGAATAAGGGCATAAAAGGTGTTCCTTCCGTTGGAAGGATGCATGAGACTCAATATAAATCCGGAAGCAAACCTGCTAACTGGAGGCCTGTCGGTAGCACTCGAGTAAATGTCGATGGCTATATAGAAATCAAGGTAGCAGAGGGAATGCATCAATGGCGATTACTGCATCGTGAAGTGTGGAAGCAACATCGAGGCGAATATCCACCAAAAGGAATGGCGCTAATATTTATCAACGGCAATAAACAGGACTGCGACATTAACAATCTGAAACTCGTTACCAGGCGAGAGTTGATGGAGCGAAACACAGTTCAGAATCTGCCTGAAAATTTAAAACAGGTCATACGTTTAAAGGGTGTTTTGAGGAGAAAAATCAATGGAAAATAATATAGAAGAACTGAGGGGAATATTGTTTGAAGCAATTCGCGGGGTAAAAGAGGGCACGCTGGATTTGGAAAAAGCGAAAGTAATAGAAGGTTTAAGCCAAACAATTATCAACTCGGCCAAAGTCGAAGTGGATTATTTGAGAGTCACCGAAGGCGTGGGCGGAACCTCGTTCATGGTTGAAGGAAGAGATAAAGAACAAACACCGAATAGCTATCTGCATGTTGCTGGTGTAGGTAAAAAGCATGCCATCAGATAAACAATAAAACCAAAAAACCATGACAACTGATGAGGAAAGCAAGGGGTTGTAATTTATGATTGCAAACTATGTAACCATTGAAAAATTCTGTCAGGTTACCGGCTACACTCCAGACGCTATCAGGTCTAAGATTAATCGTGGTGACTGGACTAAAGGTCAAGAGTACACTAAAGCGCCTGACGGCAGAATTTTAATTATTGTAGAGGGGTACCATTCATGGGTGGAAGCAAGTATCCAGGAGTCAGAGAGTCAAGCGGTTCGTCAATCGAGATCGACTTCTACTACAAAGGGCAGCGTTGCCGCGAGCGTCTCAACCTCAAGCCCTCCCCCGCTAACCTGAGAAAAGCTGCCCAGCATAGGGCGGCTATACTGAATGCTATTGATGCAGGGACGTTTGATTATGCCTATACATTCCCTGAATCAAGCAACGCTCTTAAATTCTCACCGTCTCAATATACCGTTAAAACCTACTTGGCAGAATGGCTGGCAAACAAAAGACCAACTATCAAAGCCAGCACATTTAACGATTATAGAAAAATAATAGAGAATCTGGTGGTACCTCAATTTGGACCGAAAATATTAACATGCTTGAGTCGTAACGATGTAAGAACATGGGTTTCTAGTTTGGACTGCTCGAACAAGCGTATAGCAAATATCTTGAGCCCATTACGAGCCGCACTTCAAGATGCACTGCATGATGATTTAATCCAGTCAAATCCTTTGCTTGGCTGGACATATCAACGCAATGAAGCTCCAGTAACAAAAGCCCATGTTGACCCGTTTACCCAGGAAGAACAGCAAGCAATTATTGAGGCCGCTATTGGGCAAATTAAAAATCAATGCATTGTGTTTTTTTGGACAGGAATGAGGACATCTGAATTGATCGCGTTGGAATGGTCTGATATAGATTGGAAAAGAAAAAAGATCAAAGTAAATAAAGCATTTACATCAGCTTCACGAATTGACGAGACCACCAAAACTAAAACTGGAACGCGAGAAATAGATATACTTCAACCTGTAGAGCAAGCTCTAATAGATCAGAAACAATATACTTTACTGCAAGGTAATAAAATATTTCTCAATCCCTTGACTGGCGAGCAATGGACTGGCGATCAGCAAATAAGGAAATCATTCTGGATTCCGCTATTAAAACGGGCAAATGTACGATATAGGAATCCATATCAAACCAGACACACATTTGCTTCAATGATGTTATCTGCAGGGGAAAATCTAGCCTGGGTATCTCAACAAATGGGACATTCAAACGTGTTAATTACAGCCAGAACATATGCTAGATGGATACCATCTAATACTCAACAGGGGAATAAAGCTCTTGATATGTTTGGTCAACATTTAGTCAGCATTAAAAATAAATAA